TATGGCCTTGATCCTGGGGAACCCGCCCTTGTTGGTAGCGTAAACTGGTTTATCCCAGAAATCGGAGGTAGCGATGAATGCGACCTTGTGACGGACTGCGGCGTCTCGGACAGCCTTCCCTAATTTCTCGGACAGTTCCAGCCAGTCTGGGCTGGCGTGGAAATCGTGGGCTTCAAGGAATTTCACTTTAGGCTCCTGTAGACATTTTTCCCAGCCCTGGTTAAATTGGCTTCGACTTCTAATTCCTTGCGTTTGTACCAACTTCGGACTATTTCGACGTTAAAAAAGCCTAAGATCCTGCGCCATAGCGGGGCCTTAAGCTTTCCCAGTTCTTGTACGATCAGCCCTTCGACATTATGCGCTACATGGTGTCTTAGGGCTGTTATTTTTTTCTTTCGTCCCATTTGTTACTCCTGAACAGAGTATATAATATGTTTATATAGTTGTCAAGATACAATAAACTGTCAAAACTAACACCGATAGGATAAACAGCCCTGAAAAGATTGTGAATTGTTTCATTCTTCGACCTCACACTTAAGATTTATTTTCAGTAACCAAGCTATAAAACCAAGGATTCGTAGAGAATATTTTTTTCCAACACCAATAATTCTGATCTTTACTACTATCTCACCAATTTGCGCCATCTTTTTCCTCCAGGAATATTCGGCTATTAAAACACCAAAAAGAATACAGCCTACGTTAAACAAGGTCATCCACATTGCCTCGCTCATAACGTCCCCCCGATCCCTTCCCAGTCCTCACGGTAGGGGGCGGGAACCCTTAACAGACTTCCAACTCCGTCAACTTCCCATGCTTGACCGCCATTGATAAATCCAATACTATTTTTTGACAAATATTTCCAACTAACCGACCCATCCGGTGCCAAGTCCCTCAGTTTTGTTTCTATGGGGAGGGGTTCCCAGTTGTATTCCCTTTTACGACGTTTCGCCTCTTTGTAGGTCATTATATCGGTTCCATCGTACGAGTTTCTGGAACTCCCCAAAGTCCCATCCCTAAACTGTGGCTTTCCAAAACTTCGTCAAGCATATCACCGGGGGACAACAGCTTTAATGCCTTTTCCAGCGTCTTAATGTCATCTTCTAATTGTTCTTGTGGTGTCATTTTGGTTCTCCCAAGTATTCAAGTTCTTAGGTTGGATGATATGGGCCTATTGGCTTTAAATCACCGTCCCATAAAATGTAAATATATTGGCCTTGCCCTTTTGCAATTGTCCCGGTAGTTCCTTTGCTTGTATGCCGAACTCTTTGCCCTTTTCGTGCCGGAACTCCGTAAGCATTTCTAATATATTCAAACTGATCATTTTTCATTTTGTTTCCATTTCCTTTAGCTTCATCAACAAGGCGGTTCGCAATTTTATCATACCCATCATCCATATCAGGGTTATGGTTTTCTAACCAATTGACACCGTTCTCAAACATTTTAAAAAGTTCTACCCTTAGATTGGTTAGCGCCATAGCCTTCCACTTGTCACGGTCGACGGTGAGGGTGTCGAATTTGTTCACCCTTTTTACAACCTCCGTTAAATCACTAATCGTCTCCTGCTCATAAACACCGCCAACCTCTCCGAAATGAGCAATCACCTTTCCGTCTTTCCCTAGTTCTGCTGACTCAATACCAAGAGCGTACATATCAACGCCCTCCTGTGTTGTCACGACGAAACCTGATAGTTTTTCTTTTTGATCCCATGTATTTTCCATTCTCTATTCCCCCTTGATCTCGGATAAGGCTTTCATTTTTTCTGGCCAATCTAACATTTCAATATGTAATTCTGTGGCATTTCCATACCATTTCTTTTGAGTATTTGTCACCCATTCCAACGCTTCCACAGCCTTGGAAAGCTTGGATTCTAGGGCGTCATTATCATCCTCAAGCTCTTGTGCAACAATTTTCCATTGTTTGGCTTCAAGTTCTTTCAATCTCAACATATCAATTAAGTTTGAAACCTTGGATTCCAGAAATTCAACTTTTGAATAATATTTTTTAGCGAACTCTAAAAGATCATAGGCCGTTACTTGTTTCCTAGAATCTGTTTTCCATAGTCTCAATTCACAAAAAACATTTCTATCTATTTTCCATGCCTCGCCGTTATTTTTAAAGCTTTCGCATACGTCTATAATTTCTTGTTCCCATCGGTTATCAGCTTCCATCATTCCCCCACCTCTTCTTTTTTAAGGGTTTCAATATTGTCTATCAATGCCCCAATATCACGCAATGGACACGGATCAACGGAAAACTGGTGATGTTCCTGGCAATATCCATGATGGTCTAATCTGCATGGATCGTAATCTCGATATGTCAATATTCCATGCGCATGATTAAGATAGCTCATAAGCCGTTTGTTTTCGGCTTCCAACTCGTCATTTCTAATGGCATATTCACGACGGACAATACATTCATTTTCAAAGGCTACGTGTATACTTTCAATTTTGCTTTCGAGGGTTTCTATCTTTTCCTCTGGTGATTTAAAGCTCATTACTTAACCTCCACCATTTCCAAAACCTGAACATTGGGATTCCCATCAGCAAAATCTATAGCTTCCTTTTTTGTTGCAAAAACAGGAGCCATGCCATAAAACCCTGCGTCCTTAAATGGTAGTGTTATATCTCTTCCCATTGCGTTGATATGTATTTCTGTTTTAATCACTGTGGCAATGTAGAATTTCATTCTCCCACCCCCGGTAAAATAGTTTCAATCCCAGGAGGCAACGCCCCCCGGTCGGTGATTTCTAGAGCCGAACCGTCCAAAAACTCGAATCGGGTCACCCCTTTTCCTGGGAACTCATGGTGTGGTCGGTTGTCCACCCGCTGACGTTCCAATTCCGAATAGTACGGTGTCGCTGACGGGTTCATGTTTTGGGCGGCTAGGAATAGGACGGTGACGACACCTAGTAGGATAAGTAGGGCGGATTTCATGATTTGCCGCCATTTACAAACGCTTTAAATGACTCAAACCCGTACTTTCCATCTGTCAGCTCTAATATTTCAGACACCTTGTACTCTTTTTTAACTTTATCAAGTGACTCAATAAATCCTCTGGTCCCAGCCTCACAAGATCCTGTAATCGCTCGATATGCTTGGATAGCTTTGGAAAAAGGTAGCACGGTGTTCATCGTCATCCCTTTAAACTCATAGGTGTCACGGGTTGATAGCTTGTAAATTAAAGACTCTTTGGCTTCCTTGATCGTTACCCCGTGGGAGCATTTGTCACCATCAACAACAAGATATGAGTCTTTAAACTGTCCAAAACTTCTGACTTTGTAAATGTTTCCTTTTTTTGATATTAATTTTTGGCAAATTCTATCTGCAATAATTTTGCCATCGGGAGTGATATAGGGGGTTAAAAATGGTTTTTCCACGCCTTCGGGTAGGCTGGTGAGGCTCCCGAGGTACAGGTAGCCCCCGGCGGACAGGCTCACGCCTTCGGGTAGGCTGGTGAGGCTCCCGAGGTCCAGGTTGCCCTGTATTAATTCACCATTAATTTGGGCCTCTGTTAGTCCTTTTTTTTTCATAAAAGCTTGCTTAGTCATCTTAATTTCTCCTTATATTTCCGTCAGCGCTTTAAAAAAGTTTTCAGCGTCTTCCATGTTCTCGGCACCAATCCAAAAGGTACTAGCCACGGAATTTATAGTCACCGTTAACATCCCGCCATGGTATCGTAGCTTTAAACCTGTGAAACACTCGCAATCGATTTCCAGTATCTCCCTAGTTGGTTCTTTTTGATCCAAAGCGGTTAGTCCCGGATCTTCCATTAAGTCGTATTCTTTTTGTGTTGTCATAAATTCTCCTATAAACCAAGTATAAACCATTCCTAGGTTTTGTCAAGTAACGTGTTTTTAAATGTTTCTGTCAAAATTAAAACAGCTTCCGCCTTCTCAAAAAAGTCTGGATATTTTATTCCGTACTTTTTTATGAGTTCTTTTTCTATTAAAAAAAGAATGTTTTGCAATTCAGAACTTCCATGTTTTGATAGGTATTCATTGAATATTACTAAAGATCCTAATAATCTATCTTTTTCTTTTTTTAGATTTATTATTTCTTCGTCTCGATCGTTTATTGTTTCTTGACTAGCTTCAAAAGCGTCTTCAAGAGCGATTATTTCTTCTTTTTTCATGTTCTACTCCTTAAAATGGTGTTTCATTCAGCAATTCATCAAAATCTAAAACATAGTACCTTTTCTGGACCCCTCCAAAACGTCCACCTGATTTTATATCTGGATTGCAGTAAGTCAGCCTTGGAAGGATCTGGCTATAAGTCTTAGCCCATGGTGTCTTAGCTAACATTTTAGAAATTTCTGGATGCGCTATGGCAAAATGGATTTCTCCCCTTACTGGCTTAATGCCGATATCAATTAAAGCCGCCTTCAAGGCTTCCATCTTAATTTCAGAATCAATATAGTCCTCTTGAGTTGATCCACCGTTTTTTATAGCCTTCAAAGCCCGTCCTATTTTAACGTTAAATCTATCGATCCTTATATCGCTGGTTAGGATCATATCTATCATCACATCCTGGTCTGATTTATATTCCGTGTCATCCTTAGCAATATCTTCCATGGCAGTTTTTATATATTCGTACGCTTCTGACGCCGTAGGAGCTTCGTTATTCTCTACCATCCAAGCCCCTGCCAAAAGCGATCCTATCTGGTCAGCTTCACGCCTAGACCTAACATGCTCGACGCAAACCATCACCATAATATCGATTGCTTCCTGTACCTTGTGGATATTACGAAGGGTTCTAGCGTGGAATCCATCGATCCATGATTGTGTCAAATTCAAAGATTCTTTCTCTAGTTCTCTAAAATTTTCATCCCTTTTCAACTTGTTCATTATTTTAGGGTCTTCCAGGGAAATAACTGTAAACCTGGACTTGTCCGCACTGTCTTCAATAGCCGCACCAATTGACCCAAATAAAACCATGGAATTGACAATCCATTGTTTACCCTCCCCACCCCCAGACGTGCCGTGCATGGTAACTGCCTTAGACCCGAGACCAGAATTAGACTCTCGGAACATTGTCAAAATTTGGCTATGCCTATCTGCTATCGTTTGATCCCTACTTTCCATCTCATCCATCACTAATGGGACTGAAGAATTTTCCAGGCTTGAACGAATACCTGCGGCCGTTGATGTTAACCCTTTGGGGAAGATCGCAATTTCACCAAGTATTCTTTCTACGATATTCGAAAATATCCAGCTTTTCCCAGATCCAGCCTCACCAGTTAGCCAAACGTTAGGCTTCCACTTTAAAACACCACCAAAAGGAGACAGTAGCAACCATCCCATTAGGAATTTTGAATGGCTAATTCTGCTGAATCTTAAATATTTGAAAACGGAAATCAAAGTTTTGCAATCTTTTATTGGATTATCAAAAGAATACCCTCTAAAAGATGACTTCACATAGACATAGTTTGATTCAAATTCCCTGAATCTATATTTTTTATCTTCAGTTAAAATTTCGTCCCCCGTGGAGATTACTATTTTACCATCGTCAATCCATGCCCCAGAAGTCCTAACCATCGATCCTTTAAAAAATGGTGCGCTGGCCACTTGCTCATTTATTTCAGAAAGAATTAAATCCCAATCAACGACACCCGATTCTTTTTTGAACGATATAGCCCATTTGTTTACGTGTAACCATCGTAATAAATTCTGCTTCGTTAGCCCTGGCCATGGATCGTGAAACACTTTTTCATGCTCTTTAGAATAAACATGAATTTTATTTTCGCTTGTACCAAGAAAGACAAATGGAACCGTACTCCAAAAATCATCAACGACTGTCGGTTGCGTTTCAGATTTATTTATGTAATCCAAATATCCTTGTTTATCTAAATTTTCATCTGCTAAACTCCACCCCTTTTTACATCCTAATGGAGGCCTTATGAGGTGCAATTTTATATCTAATTCTTTCAAGATGGAAATAACTTTCCGACCGACATCATCGGCATCGGGACAATACCAAACCTCACGACCAATGAGAGGTTCCAAGTCTGTTTTTTTTATATTGGCAGCTCCGCCGTAATAACCCGTGACTACAAATTCATCCCTTAAAACCTGTTCTAATTTGTCGGCATCCTTCTGTCCTTCAAACATTAAAACGGCATCAGTCTGCCTAGTAGCCAATTCGTCGCAGTTCCAAAGAGGAATTTTATTGTCTTTAAAGCCTATATTTCTCCACTTGTGGGAGGCTCCCTTACCCCACAATGTAAAAGGTCGATCATCCTTTTTTCCGTCTTTTTCAAACCGAACAACCCACATCACAATTTGATTTTTTTTAAAGAAAGGCCATCGCCCTATTTCTTTTCCAAATTTTTTCTGAAACCAGTTAGTATCAAGTTCTGGAGGTTCCTTAACCCCTTTCGTCTGTATGTAGTAACCTTCCCATATACCCCCTGAGTTGTTCGGAATAATAAACTCGTCGTCTTTTTTTGGGTAATAATCCTGGTCATATTTGCACAGGATTTCCTTCGCCGCCTCACCTTGACGCAGTGAGTTAAGATAAGCGTAAAGACTGACAGAATCGCCTCCTGATGCCTCTGGACCATCAGCCCAATCAGCCCATTTCCCATTTTTAGTATTAACTTTAAAACTGCCAAGTCCAGAGTCTTCCCTGGTTGGATTCTTGGCTACCCATTCATCGCCCTGCTGGATACCATCCGGTAGCCACGATCTAACATTCTGTAAACCTACCCTTGCGGCGCGTTCAAATAGCTCACTCATATCGGTTCCTGAATGTTAAAATTTCACCTTTCAGTGGGAAATCCTCTGGCTCCGAACCAATGTAATCAGGATCGTTTTTGATCAAAGATAATGTTTGTTTATCACAAAGATTCTTAAAAAACTGTCCTGAGGTATGAATTTTAATAAATCCATAATCAACATAAACGCCAAATACCTCGCTATAAATATCCTTAGCCAAGTTATAGGCTTTATATTTTTTAGTTTTCCAGTACCCTGGCTGTGAATGGATGAATCCCCAATGGAAATCAACTTCAGTCAATAAAATCCTGTCCAAATGTATGGATGTTTTCGGCTGATCGTTCTCGGGAATCACCTCAATATTCCCGTTGTCCAGGATTTTTATGTTGACAGAATCCTTGTCGCTTAGCTTTTTTGACCTCACCCAATCCGCCGGAAGGGTCAAAGTCAAACTATATTTGTTTGTCGAGTACAGTTTTCTTTTAATCATAATTAAGTAGTATATAGCAATAAAAAGTTTTGTCAAGAAAAATAAGATTGCGCATTTAAGCAGATTTTACACAACATTAAGCATGGCATTGCGCACTTTAATTCTATATAATAAAACAAGTTACGACGAAAAAAATCAAAATGCGCAAATGCGCAATGTTTCAAAAACGTATTTATATATGTGTGTGTGTGTGTGTGTGTGTACGTATAGTATTATTCTATTTTATTAAGCATTTTATATAATATAAGAGATAACTCTATATCCTGTATAAAATTATGGTGCGCAATCGACTGCTTATGGGTGCTTAATTTGGCCAAATTCTGCTTAATTTCAGCTTAAATGCGCAATCTGGGCCGTTTTTTAGGCTAAAATGCGCAATATTGCTAAATTTCGGCCTTAAGGCTATAATTACTCCATGGCTAAACACCCTGGGGGTAGACCCACTAAGTACAATCCTAAATTCCATCCTAAAATGGGAAAGCTTGCGGCCGCAACTGGAAAAAGTGATGAGGAAATCGCTAAGGAATTGGAGATAACAACATCAACACTTTACCTGTGGAAAAACAAATATCCAGAGTTTTCGGAGGCTATAAAGGTTGCCAAGGAAGACCCTAACGACCTTGTAGAGGCCGCACTGTTCAAAAGGGCTATTGGATACACCTTGACCCTAAAGAAGGAAATAGCGGTATCTTTGGGAGCTGGTATGGGGTCAGAACTACAGACCGCTAAAGTTCAAACCCACATTCCCCCCGATACCACCGCGCAAATATTTTTTCTTACTCATCGTCGTCCTGAAAAATGGCCAAATAAACAAAACGTAAACCACTCCGGGGAACTCACCATCAACAACCTCACCCCAGAAGAACGTAGGGCAAGGATTAACGCGTTAAAGGCCAAAGATGGCGCTAACTGACGCGGAAGAAATCGAACTGCTAAACCTCCTGGAGGAAGAAGACCGGGACCATGCTAGAAATAGCCACCTGGAATTCATGAACTACACCTGGATGAAAGGCGACACAGATCCGTTTATCCCAGGATTCCACACCAAGACAATCTGCGCCCGCATCGACAAAGCTTTTCAAGATTTCCGTGAAGGAAAATCAACATACCTAAAAATCGTAGTCCATCACCGTTCCGGGAAAACTGACATTCTTTCCCGGTATCTTCCCCCTCACTTCCTGGGGGAATTCCCCGACTGTGAGGTCCTGGCGACCACGTTTAAAAGTGATCTCACTCAAAAATTCACAAGCTTTGCCCGTAACATTTTTAGGTCACAAAAGTATAGAGAACTGTACCCGGGCCTGGGGCTTTCTACCGAGTCGAATGCTAAGGCATACTGGGAGATTATCGACGAGAAAACAAAACAGCCAACACAGGGAAAGCTTTACGGATCTGGGCTATCATCAGGAATAACTGGATCTGGTGGACACTTGGTCCTTGTGGATGATCCTATATCAGGGAGAAGGGCTGCGGAATCTCTAACCGTGCGAGATGGTGTCTGGGACACGATGACAAACGACTTACTTACCAGGTTAGCTCCGGTTCATATCGTAATCATCCTGGCGACCCAATGGCACTGGGATGACCCCCACGGGAGAATTGAAAAAGAGGCCAAGGTAGATCCTAATTTTGCAAAATTTGAAACAATGAGATTCCCGGCAAAGGCTAAGGATTACCGGGGAGAAGGTCAATATCCTGGGAAATATCTTTTCCTTGAGAGGTTTCAGGAAAGTTGGTACGAAAGCCAATATTCTTTTCTTGGCCGATACGGTGCCGCTGCCTTATTGGACTGCTCTCCTATGCTTCGAACTGGGTCTATATTTTCAATTGATGGGATTGTATACCACAAGCCCGAAGATATGCCAGGGGAACTGGCTATCAGGTGGGCCAGAATCTGGGACTTGGCGCACACAGCCAAACAGCGATCTAAGGATGACCCGGACTATACCTCCGGGACGCTCCTAGGCTTCCAGACTGTACCAGGTGACCCAATCCCTCACCTGTGGATCAAGAACGTGATACGAGTCCAGAAGGGCGCGGCTGAACGAGACGACGTGATACGGGAAGTAATCCATGCCGACGGGAAGTTCGTCCGCCAGGCTGTCGAGAACTCTATCGAGTCCAAGGACGCTTATGAATACATCTGCCGTGCCATGCCTGAATTCGTGATCGACAAGGTGTTAATCATGGGGAAAGGTGATAAGCTGACCAGGGCGACACCGCTAGAACCAATCTTCGAGGCCAAGGGCCACGTCCACGTCCAGGAAGGCGAGTGG